CGCCGTATAGGTGGAACCCTGGGTGTGGCTTAGTGCCTCCGTTAGGCGACGGAGGCACCGGTAGGGGAATCGGCCGCCGGGGACGGATCGAAGTCAGGGTTAAGCTGCGAGAGGTACGGGGAGACAGCGGCGCGGAGTGCGTCAAGGTCCCGACCGGGCAGATCCTGCACAGAGTCCACGGACACGCCGAAGCCATACGACCAGCCAGCAACCAGCGCGACCACAAGCGCGTCGTTCAGATCCTCAAGCAGATCGAAGGCTTCGCCCATACCGGCCGCGATGGTCAGCTGCTGCTCCGGGGTCAGCTCCTCGTCGTCCTTCTGCTGCTTAGCCTCTTCCACAGCGTGGACGAAGTCCGGAAGGCCAGCGAGGCGAGTCTGAATGCGCTTGATGGGGCGCCGTCCACGCTCGGTAACGTCCGCAACGTCGCGGATATCGGCGGTAGCGCCAGAAGGAAGAGTGATGTGCTGCATTACTTGTACGTCCCCGATGCCATAGCGTTCTGAATGGTGACCTTGATGGGCGAATAGCCGCCCGAAGTGCCGACGTCTGTAACGTTGGCCAGCGCGGTGAACGTGATCGGGACTTCGATGTAGTCCTTGCCACGCGTAATGTCCGCAGCGCTGATCGAGCACTTCGACATGTGGAGCTTGAGCTGAACGGCGCTTGCGCCCGCACCAGCGGTGAAGTTGAAATCGACCGCAGGCTTGACCGTAGTCAGGTACTGGGTCAGCGCCGTGTCGTCTTCCATGATCAGCGTCGCCTTGCCGTCCACCGACACCGGACCGGCCCAGAGCACAGAGGGCGCCTGTGAGCCGTCAACGGGATTGATGATGGTCACCGGACGCTTGATGGTGACTTCGCCGTCCAGTAGACCGGTCTGTGTGACGGCAGCAATCTGCGCGACACCCTGCCAGCCGACCATGGGCGGGATCGTGGTAAAGGAAGTCGTCGGAACTGACGCCGTGGCGCTGCCGAACGTGGTCGTCTTGGCCGAGTAGGTCAGCAGACCATCCGCCGAGAACTTGAACCCAACCTCGGAGAATCGCGCGGACGGGTACTGCCGGTTACCGGCGACGTAGTTGTCATTCAGCGTGTACGTCGGAGGCTGGCCGGAGCCCGTGTTGAGGACCGCGAAAGTGTGCGTGAACGGAGCGCTGGCACCAGACGTGGTCACATCGCCGAGAACACCAGCGAGGGGGAAACCGATGGTGTCCGGGAAGACATCGCCATCAAAATCCAGCGTGCCGGAGAGAGGCCCGGCAACCTGGTCGTAGACGTCCACCAGGGCGCCTCGATAGCCCTTGTCGTCCAGAAGGGTCAGGTTGTCCTTGGGGGTAAGGCCAGTGACCGGAATAAAGTTGGTAGCCGCTACGGGCGTTCCGGCGGTGGCTTCCTTGGCTATACCGAGGAACGAAAGCTGTGTTGCCTTGGGCATTAGTTGCCAACCTCCGGCGTATCAGTGGCAGGCGCGGGCAACTTGGCCAGCGCAGAACGGGCGCTCTTAGCGGCGCTAGTGAATCGCCCATCATCGGGGGCAATCTCAAGGGTCACGCTGTCGCCCGGCTTGACCAGCAGCGAGAGGGACGGGTAATAGCGCTCATCCGAGCCGGTGTAGGTGAAGTCAGGCATTAAATCCTCGTAACACACTCGATTTGCAGGGTGACGCACGCGTGTTTTCCGCCGTTGTCCCACTCAACTTCGCCGTCATCGCTCTTGGGTGTGCTCTTGATGACGTTGCCACCCAGCGTGAGATCCGTGCGAACGAGTGCGATGATGGCGTTGGTCAAGTCCATGGCCCGGACGTAGGCTGCCTGGCCGTTGTCACTCCCCCGGAAGACGTCTACGGCGATTTCCACGGTGTACGACTCGTCCAGCCATCCGGCACCACCGCCACCGATCATTGCGGCGACCTTCAACTGACGGCGCACCGGGCCAATGACCACAATGTCCTCGGGCTGATCCGGTCCCGGAGCGTCGAACACGACCAGCAGCGAGGCACGGACATCACCCGGATCGGGGGTCAGCTTGGCTGTGCACTGGTCGTACAGGTACTGGCGAACGGCTGGCGCTGTGCTGGCAGGGATGCTCATGCGATACCGGGCCCCCTGTAGTGCGTCTGCCACAGCTCCAGCACGCGGGTCGGGATGGCGAATCCAGTCGACACCATGGGCTCCCCGCCGTCATAGGCGGAACCACCGAACTTCGGCCGCCCTCCACCCTGCTGAGTCATCTGCCAAAGGTGGCGGATCAGCTCCAGCGTGCCGAGACGCACAGACCAGGGAACTGCCCCGGAACGTCCAGCGGTGTACACCAGCTTGATGTTCTTGGCGCCATAGGCAAATGTCGCCGATTCTCCCCCGAACGTCCGCCGGGTAATCTGCCCAGTGGCGTAGTCGACCGTGAAACCAAACGCGCTCACCTGCCCGCTCAACGGCTGCTCAGTCAGCGGAAAGGCCGAAAGCCCGTAATACTCCGTAGCGCTCAGCACGCTGGCAATCGGGGTGAAGTCAGGGACGATCGTCTCTCGCCCACCGTCGAAAAACTGCGTATGCGTCTCGGGAATGAATGGCCCGCAGTGGTTACGGGCAATGTCGCCCGCAGCAAGGATGAAACCCTGTAGCTCATCATCCTGGCGAGAATCGCCCGGCGGGATGCCCAAATGCGCCTTCACGCTGGCGAGATCGACTAGCTGCTCAGCGCCGGTCGGCCGGACCTGGAACTGGGTCTCCGAGGACCAGGCAACCCCCGTGCCGGTCGCAGTCCAGCGAGCAAGCCAGACACCGGGCGTTGAGACACTGGGCACGACGGCCGTGTACGTCCCGCTGACAGGCCCGGAGGGTACCGGGTGGGTAATCCCCCCGGATGGGTCTGTGATGGCCAGAGAGACGCTCACAGCGCCCCCGGCAGGGTTACCGCTGTCATCGAGCGGGTTAGCGGTGAGCGCGACATCCTGCCCAGCGAAATAGATCAGCGGCACGGCTCCCCCTACTGCTTGGCAGCGCTCGCACGCTTGGGCTTGGTGGCCAGTGCGCCAGTCACAGCCTGCTTAGCGTCGTCGTACATTTCCCGGATCTCGTCCCGGAATGCCGCAGGCTCAAGCTTGTCAAGCTCACCGGAAACCCAAGCCAGCTGCTCGCGAACGGCGGCCTCATGGGTCTTGTCGTTGTTCTGCTGCGCGTACCCGAGTTCGACAACCAGGCCGTTGGCGTAATTGATGGGATTCATGAATTCCTCTCGGCCCAACGGCCGGAGGCAGGTAGTACCCACCCCCGGCCGTCACGGCGTCAGACTAGAAAGTCGGCGCCACAAGGCCCGTGCCGGAGATAACCGAAATGGACTTCGGGTACCGGGCAGGCTGGAACGACATGTAGTTGTACAGCCGGACCAGGACGCTGAGCTGGTTCGCGTAGGTCTGCGGGAAAGCCTCCGCCTTGACGTTGCCCTCCCAAGCCATGAGGTCCGCCATGCGAGCGACAATGATCTGATCCTGAGTACCACCGACAGTGGTCGGAATCAGCGAGTCGACGTAGACCGGCAGGCCCTGAATGGTGCCGACATAGCCCTGCGCGGCGACCTCACCCTGATTGGCAAGCCCGTTCATCGGGGAGTTAGCCGACGGAACAACCAGCGGGCGCCCAGTGGTGTCAGACGCCGCAAGCAGGTAAGCCCAGCGGCGCGGGTGCATGATGATCGTGTCCGGCGGCAGGAACCGGTTCGTGTGAACGGTCTGAATCGCGTTGGCAATCTGCGAGTAGAGCAGCGCGACAGTCGGGGAAGCCTGGGTGTAGGTGATCGCGTTGGTGCCCGACAGAGTCAGCATGCCGGTGGGGCTACCACCAGTGCCGGAACCGCTCAGAATAAGCGTGTTGTACTGCTGAGCGTAAGCAGCCGCAAGGTCCGCCAGGATCACGTCATCTACGTTCAGCGGAGACTGCTCAAGCAGCTGAAGCGAGATGACCTGCGCACCCGCGATGGTCGTCACGCTGGACGAAATCGACGTGGTGGTCAGATCGGTCTGAGAAACCGCAGTGTTCTGCGTAGCCTGAACGCCAACGGTCGTACCGGTCGAAACCTTGGGCACGTTGATCGAGTC